AGTTAAACATTAGGCAGCACCTCCGATTTGAGTTTTGATCCCTTCGATTTCTTTCTTCAACGCCACATCATTCAACATGAGCTTCCCGTTTAGTTGTGACATCGATTCTGCTTTCTTTGTTAAAGCTTCGTTTGATTCTTTTAAAGCTTGATTCTCAACTTGTATGGCAGCGGATATGTTTTCTAATAACTGCAGCTTCTTCGAATAATCTTGAGTCACGGCTTCTTCCCATTTTCTCTCCGCAAAATTATAAAATTGAGATTGTTCATTTTTTAAACCGACAAGTGGTTCTTTTTGAACAAACGGTAGTGTCACTGGAAAGTCATCTGCGACCTCATGAACTTCAAAGCCAATCGGATATAGAACTTTATATATTTTTTTCATTTAGATGTTCCTCCTCATAATCTAGTCCTTAACTAGGGTAAGTATCTGATGTGTACCATGAACCGTGGAAATAAGTATTGCCTACGTTTCCACTCGCCTTTACATTGTGATTAGTTCCAACGTTATAAAATGCGGTCACTCTCTCATCATTAACGTTGATACCTTCCATTGGTAATTTATCAACATTGTAAGTAGAACATCGGAACCCTTCTGGTACTCGGAAAATATTTACTGCTCCGTTTCCTTTTGATCGAAAGTAGCCTTGAACTGTTACTACGTTTCCTTGTCTTACTAAGTGACCGACCAAATAAGTCACATTTTCATCTATTCTGTTCGAGTCTCCTAAAGTTATCACAATTGGAGCAACTAACACGTTTTTCCCAGCAGATTGTAACCCATCTTGAAAATTTTTTGTGCCCAAAATTGTTTCATTCCCCGTTGCTCGAACTAATTTCCCATTGATGCCGTCAATTGCATCTGCATGAGTCTTGATGTATTTGTAACCGTCACCGTCTTTTAACTGAACAACTTTTGTCATTGTTATACCTCCGCTACTTCTTCAAAAGTATAATTTTGAAGAGTGTCTAGTTTTTGTTTGTCTTCTTTGGCCATCAGGCCACTCTTATCTGCCGTTGCCACTTCAGTAGTTGT